ATAAGGATATGAGCGAGACTCGACACCGCGAAGCGTTCCTTCGCTACCTCTCACGCGGCCCTGCCGCGATCAGCAGCGAAGACGCGCGCACGCTCCACGAACAGCGTGGCGTGCAGACCGCGAGCCTTACGCCCGAGGCGTGGGCATCGTTCTTCACCGAATCGATGCAGACCTCGTGGGTGCTCGGTCGCGTTCGCAAGGTCGATGTGACCTCAAACAAGTTGACCGTCACGCACTACAACGAGAACATCGAGACACAGGATCGGATCTCGTACGATGAGGGAGGCGCACGCGCGGACATCAACGGCACCTTCGAGTTGCCGCGATGGAAGAAGTCGGGTGGATCGGTGCCGACCAACTACGATCTCGAATACGAGAGTCGAGCGATCACGCTGCACGATGTCGGCGTGAACATGATCGTCTCCAAGGAACTGATCGAGGAATCGATCGGGAGCGCGAGCGCGGAGAGCGTGCTTCGCGACTTCCTGATCCGGAAGCTCCAGACCGAGATCGAGCGACAGATCCTCGTCGGCGATCCGTCGATCAACACGAACTCGCGCAAGGAGATGCAGGGCATCTGGAACTACCCGCTCTTCAAGTCTGCTTCGAGCGTGTACGGCGAAGGGAATCAGGTCGTTGATGATGCGAGCGGCGCGTCTGGCGGCGTGATCTCTGGGCTTCCTCGCCTCGAGATCGTGAGCCGGATCATCCGTCCGTCCTCGTACGGTAATGCCGTGTGGGTCGTGGCGCGCGCTGCGTCGATCTCCGAAGTGTTCATCACGAGCGGAGTCGGCAGTAATCACTCGATGCAGACCGGAGCCTCGGACTCGTACGGCTCGCTCTTCAATCGGCCGATCTACGGGATGCCGTACACGAACTACCAAGGCGACGCAGACGCGACGGGCGACCGTCTCGCGCTGCTCGTCGATCTCTCCAAGTATGTGCTCGCGATGCACACGAGCGGCCTCCAGGTGGAGCGTCTGAACGAAGTGCGCGCAGCGACCGGACAAGTCGTGCTTCGGGCATCCGTCCGCGTGGGCGGGAACATGATCGACCCCAAGTCGCTCATCTGCCTGAAGGCCAACTAATCACCAACGCCACAAGGAGGCAACATGAACGGTGATAATTACAAGGGACTCGTCGAGAAGATGGGTGCCCTCTACGCGGAGATGCAGGAGATCGTCGCTGGAATGGAGGGCGCGACCGAAGAGGACGCGGCCAAGATGCAGGACAAGTACGAGGAGAAGAGCAAGCAGTACGACGCTCTCGCCAAGCGTCGCGACATGATCGCCGACCTGAACTCGCGCGCCGCCAAGAGCTCGCACGGCGTGGTCGTGGTCGAGCGTGAGGCTCCGGCCCGCGTCGAGACTCGCTCGTTCGCTCCGCAGATCGGCGAGCAGTACGAGGCTCGGTTCGCCGACTACCTGAAGAACGGCCACCGCCGCGACTTCGACACTCGCGCGATCGCCGCAGGCTCGGGCGACGGCCAGTACCTCCCGTCGGCCGGCTTCTACGCGCAATTGCAGAAGAGCGTCGAGTTCGAGACCGCGATCTACAACCTCTGCCGAAAGATCGATGTCGGCAACTTCACGACCAACTTCACGCTCGAGGGCGACTTCGCCTCGAGCGAACTGGACACCGAAGGTTGGGCTGGCGAAGCGGGTTCGGTCGATGAGTACACGCCGACCTTCACCAACAAGACCTTTACGGGCAACTCGCTGCGCCGCGTGGTCAAGGTCTCGCGTGAGCTCGTGCAGGATGCTCCGGCTCGTGGTGCTGACTTCAGCGTCGAGAGCATGGTCGCGCAGCGCATGGGTCGCCTCTTCGGCCAGTCGATCGAGTACCAGTTGTGGCACGGCAACGGCACGAACAAGCCGGAAGGTCTGAAGAGCGCCACGCTTGGCACCGCTACCACGCTCGCGACCGACGGCACGCTCACCTCCGACGAACTCATCGACTGGGTCTACAGCCTGCCGATGAAGTATCTGAAGAGCCCGTCGTGCGCGATCGTCACGAGCCAGTCGTTCCTGACGGCCGTCCGCAAGTTGACCGAGAAGGTCATCGGCTCGTCCGGCCACTTGAGCGCGCCGTACCTCTGGGAGCCTTCCTTCCAGGCCGGCACGCCCGACCGTCTGCTCGGCATCCCGGTCTATGTCACGCCGTGGGCACCCACGCTCGGCAATGTCAACGACCAGATCCACGCGGTGATCGGCGACTTCCAGCACATGGTGGTCGCGCAGCGCACGGGCATGAGCGTGCAGGTGCTGAACGAACTGTACGCCGGCAACGGCCAGATCGGCTACCTCGGCGAGATGCGTCTCGACGCGAAGGTCGTGCGCTCCGATGCCTTCCGTGCTCTCAAGGATGACAACACTTGAGGGGGCAAGGGCTGAACTAGCCACCCACGAGGGCGGGCCGCAAGGCTCGCCCTCTTTCTTTCGGAGCACACATGAGAGTCCACATCCTGAAGTCATTCGTTACGAGTGCGGGAGCGTACGCAGCAGGGATGCGCTGCGAGATTCCAGATTCCGACGCGGCGCGATACATTGCGTCCGGCTTGGTCGAGCGCGACGAGCCGAAGATCGAAACTCCCGAGCGTGGCCGTGTGCGGCTCCGCAAGGCGACGAAGGAGGCGAGCAATGCTGGCGATTGATGGTGCGACCTACCTCTCGAATGTCGAGGCCACCTCGCCGGCGGTCGAGCCTGTCACGCTTGCCGAGGCGAAGGCGCATATGCGCGTGACGCACACGGACGAAGACACGCTCATCACCTCGCTCATCGTGGCGGCTCGGAACTATGTCGAGGGACTGGCGAATCGGCCGCTCGTGAATCGCACTTACACGCTGAAGCTCGATCGCTTCCCGCGCGGCTACGAGATCATCCTCCCGGCCGGCAAGGTCTCGGCGGTCTCCTCGATCACCTATGTGGACACGGCCGGCACGACGCAGACCTTGAGCGCGGGCGCGTACACGCTCGAGGGCCAGAGGCTCCCGAGTAGCATCGTCATCAACCCGAGCACGATCTCGGCGTGGCCGAACACGCGGTACTACTCGGGCATCTCAAGCGTGACGATCGGCTATTCGGCCGGCTACGGCGCGGCGGCGTCCAATGTCCCGCAGGCTCTCAGGCAGGCCGTGCTCATGTCGGTCGCGTATTGGTATGACATCGCCCGCGAGACCGGGAGCGAGACCGCGCTCACCGAAGTCCCGCATGGCGTGGAGTCGCTCGCTCGGATGTACTCGATCCCGAGGATGGCATGAGGCGAGTCCGCTCCGGCTTGATGCGTACCCCGTTCCTCGTGCTCAACCGCACGACGGATCTCGACGAGTTCGGCTCGCTTGAGCCGACCTTCCTCGGAGTGGGAACGATCGTCTGGGGCTACCTCAAAGGGACATCTGCCGCCGAGGGTGTCGATCGCGAGCAGGTCACGCAGCAGAAGACCTACGAGATCATGATGCGCGAGATGGACATGAGCCGAGTCTCGACAACGGCCCGCCTCCAAACGGATACCCGTACCTTTGAGATCATCGGCGTTCAGCAGTATGACGCTCGACAGCAGACCGTCACGGTGCGCGTTCGGGAGGTGTCCTGATGTCCCAACCGTTCTTCGAAAGCGTGAACCTGTCCGGCGGGAAGGAACTCGTCGCGGCGTTCAAGAAACTCGACGAGAACCTCAAGAAGGCGATGATCGAGCGCGTGGCGACTCGGACGCTCGAGCGCATCGCCGCCGCCATGCGATCCGAGATCAACTCGCTCACGACGAACACGGACAAGGGATTCCCCGGCGATCGTCTCTGGCCGTACATGAGGCGCGGTCGCATGGTCTCGCCAGGTCTCGCGCGCTCGAAGGTCTCGACGGCGATCGCCGTGATCCCGCTCGGCTCCAAGCAGCGTCGGCTCTACATCGGTCGCCGTATCGGCGTGACCGGGAAGAGCGGCGCGTTCTACGGGCGGCTCATCGAGAAGGGTTTCTCGATCGTCCGCAAGGGCCGGATGCGCGGATGGGTGAAGGGCAAGAAGGAGATCCCCGGCAAGTGGGTCTTCTTCCGCCTCTTCAAGCGGCTCAAGCCGGGAGCCGAGGCTTCGGCGGTGCAGGAGTTCACGGACTTCATCAACGAGTGGGGCCGGATCAAGTCCGCACCCAGTAAGGATCAATCGTGAGCGCACAGACCGTATGGAACATCGAGACCGCGATGAAGGCCAAGGTCGCCGCTACGACGAGCCTGACCTCGATCATCGGCACGAACCCGGTGCGGATCTACCCGGAACTGCGGGAGGACAATGGGTCGCTCCCGGCGATCGTGTACGAGTTGAACTCAAGCGCGCCTTACCTCGTGCTCTCCGGCGTTCCGACCCTGACCCGGTCGAGCGTGTCGCTCCATTGCCTCGCGCTCGACAAGAAGGTTTCAGTGGACATCGCCCAGAAGGCTCAAGCGATCTTCGCAGACTGGGCGCAGGACTTCTACTCCGGGCCGACCCTGAAGATTTCCGTCAAGGCGAGCCGAGTCTCGACGATCCAGACCGACTACCAACCGCCCGCAGATGGTGCTACGCACGGTTTATATCTGGCGACGCTAGAGGTAGTCTCGATGCACTCCTAACGAGGTACTGAACATGGCGATTCCTTCATACAACACGACGGTCAGCATCGGCGGTACGGCCGTCGGTGAAGTCACCAACATCTCGGTCGGCGGTTCTGCCCTGACCGAGATCGATGTCACGCACCTCACGAGCACGGACAAGGCGTACATCATGGGCGCGCTCGAAGCGGGCACGCTCACGATCGACTTCTTCGCGCCGGCGAACTATGCCGACTTCTCTGCATCGCTGATCCCTGCGAGCGGCGATGCGACGGCTTCGAGTTTTGTGGTGGCATTCGGCGGAGGCGATCTCAACGCTTCCTTCAATGGAATCTGCACGAACCTCTCGATCTCGGCCGAGCAGGACGGGGCCGTGACCGCGTCCGCTAGCGTCAAGCTCACTACCGCAATCACCTGGAGCTAACTCATGGCAATCGTCGCACCC